TCATGCGACTTCCTCCGCCTTCTCGCGCATAGCCTTCTGGCAAGGATGGCAATGGTTCTCGCCATAGCCGCCGCACGCTTCTGGGTTCCGGCAGTTGGGCCGAAGGACGTATTTCGGCTTGGTCAATTGGGAGACGGTTCCGCTCTCGGTACCGACAACTGTCACGCCTGCTCGCGGCGTCCCGGTGCCAGTCACAGCAACACCGACAGCATCATCTGTCCTGATGTCCGTGTCCCCGTCACCCAGGGACTGCATTGCCTCTTCAGGCGAATTGGTTGCCCGTTTTTCGTCCGGGCCAGACGCGCTTGCGACGGCGTTTTTGGCTACTTCTTCACTTTCGCCTCCTGCGCTCGTTGCGATCTCTTGTTCTTCACGCTCGATCATTATGTCGACGGCGGCGATCAGAGCCGCGCGGCCGACTTCCGTCTGCACGCCGGCAGCAATCGTCTCGACGAGCTTGGCGCTGATATCCGCCTCGATGATCTCGCCCGTGGTCGGGTCAAATTGTTCAATGTTTTCTCGTACGCGGGCGGGCGCAGGCGCATGAGGGGATTTGCCCTCGTAGGCGCACAGGTACAAATCGAAGATGGCGCCCTGCTCCGCGACGGTGTCATGGCCCTTCTTTGCGACCTTGCGCAGATGAGCGACGACGTTGCCCATGGCGGTCTTGTCGAAGCCCATCGATTTTGCTTCCGCGTAGATGTCGCGGATGTCCTCGCCGATCGTGTCCTGCTCTTCCTTCAAGCGAAGGATGCGGTCGATGAAGGCTCTGATCTGGGCGTCGGACGTCATTATGCGTTCTCCCGAGCTGGGAAGAACTCTTCGGCCTTGAGCGGTATCCTCTTCGACTTTGCATACGCCAGCAGCGCGGGTGCGTCTGTCTGGGGGATCAACCCGCCGGTACCACCCTTCTCTTTCGGATACATCCAGCGGTACACCCGGGACACGTGCTTGCCGGTGACCTCGGCCACCTTTTCGATGCCGATTTTGCCGATGATGGATTTTGCAGGCTCGAGATGTTTTTCGCTCATGTCGCGACATTTGCGATTATCGCGACAATTTGTCAATGGGGTCGCGATAACTAATTTGCGATCTTCGCGATGGAGTTTTTTGCGGAATCCGCGAAGATCGCCGCATGAGTGACCCACAATATGAACTGAAACAATGGCTTGCAGAAAAACTCGCGGCTCGCGGCGTGGCTTCGAAACTCGCCGAAGCTACGGGTATGTCCAACGACAAGATCACGCGATCAAAAGAACTGCACAGCGACGATCCTAAGAAGCGCCGTCAGATATCTCTCCAAGAGATAGAGGCGATGGCGAGATTCTTTAGGGAATTGCCGCCTGGCTTCGAACAAATGACGCGTTGGTTAGAGGATCTGCCCCCCGCCCCCACGGCCAAGCCGATACCAAACGCCAGCTTCCCGCCGCGCTGGCAGCAATTCCCCGGCGATGCTTCGATTCCGCTTCGAGGGCACATTGCCGCCGGAGCCAACGGTCGGTTCATTATGAACGGTCAGGATATCGCCACGGTTTTTTGTCCGCCCGGCCTCGAGGGCGTTGAGGGCGCGTATGCTGTGCAGGTCGACGGCCGCTCCGGCGAGCCACGCTTCTTTCACGGCGAGACGGCGTGGGTGAACCCTCATCAGAAGGTCCGACAGGGCGACGATGTCGTAGTGCAGATCCTGGAAGACGATGAGATATCAAGCTACCTCAAGCGGTTCGTCTCCAGATCCGCCGATGTGCTTCGCCTCTACCAGTACAACCCCGGCAAAGGCGAAAGCCACGATCTGGAGTTTCCTACGGACAAAGTTTTCAGCGTCCACAAAGTTGTGTTTCATGCGATGCTTTGAAGCGCTTCGTCGCAGCGCCATGTTGGCCGGACGGTCAAATTGCGGAATGCCGGCGGCATCTTTGGGCACTCGCTGCAGCGGATCTTTCGGCATAACTGCATGTAGTTGTGAACACCGAGTTCCGCGGCTTTCATTAGGTTATCGAGGCGGAGAATGCGGGAATGCCCGCAATCATCGCAAGCTACGTACACGCTCTCAAGTTCAACGACGAGCCGCAAGGCGTCGGGGTGATCTACGGGAGCGTTACGGCTCATTTCTGTCTCCTGCTATGTTCCGTCTTTGTTCTCATCAAAACAGCAGGAATGCAGCCGTGAGTCGAGTCGATTTTCGGAAATATTTCGCTTGCCACAACAGGTAGGGGAAAGATTGCCGGCGGCGCAATATGTGAGGTCTGATTTGAGCGATCATGAATTTGGCAATGTCTCCACCGACCTGAAACTGTCTCTTGTGGAAGCATATTTGAAGGCGTTCACGACTGCTCTCCGCCCTCAATTCCCCGAGCTTTGGTATATCGACGCATTCGCGGGTACCGGCGAGCGCGTCATCAAGCAGACTGCTGTTCCTGCCGACCTAATGCCAGGTCAAGCTGAAAAAATTGAGCGTCGACGAGGGTCGGCTCGAATCGCGTTAGACATCAGACCGGCCTTCGACCGCATCGTCTTCATGGAGAAGAGGAAAAGCTACTGCTCTGCCCTGGAGCGTTTGAAAGAGCAGTATCCGGGCCGGCACATTGATATCGTCCGGGGCGACGCCAATGCCGCTATCGAGGCGGAAATTCAAGCAATGAAGTGGGTTGGCAAGCGCGCGGTGATGTTCCTCGATCCTTACGGCATGGCCGTGAACTGGACAACGCTCGAACGTATCCGCAAGACGGAAGCGATCGACGTCTGGTACCTTGTGTCCTTGGCCGGCTTATTTCGCCAAGCGACGCGCGACCCGGAGAAGCTTGATGACAGCAAGCGGGTTGCGATCACAAGGATGCTTGGAACCGACGAGTGGATTGAAGCCTGGTACAACAGGCCGAAGAAAGAAGACCTTCTCGGCGAGTATGACGATGTTTATCAGCGCATCGCCGACGTAGAGGCGATAGAGAGCTTCGTTGGTAAGCGCCTCAAGAGCCTGTTCCCTGCCGTCCTTCCCCCCAAGCGGCTCAAGAATGCTAATGGGGCACCCATGTTTTCACTGTTCCTAGCTATTTCTAACCCCGCTGGAAAAGCCATCGGATTGGCGACTAAGATCGGAAATAGCATCCTCAAAGCGTAGCCGCCGGAACATCATCCCAAATACGGCCGCGGTAAGATCGCCCAGCCACCTTCTTGTTCTTACCCCCCCACTGCTTGAAGAAGAATGCCGCGCCGACGTCAGTACACATTGCGAAGATCTCGTCGATCCACAGCGGATCCATCGGCCGCGCGTTTGGGCCGGACTCGCCCCCAACGATAGCCCAATGGATGCCGTTCAATCGCCCAGCGGCAACGGAACCTATCAATGGCTCGAACGATACGAAACGGATTGCTGCAGGGACTCTGCGCAGGTCGTCAAGCCGGTCTATCACGCGACCATCCTCTACGCTGGTCCCCAGCCACACATTCGGCAGAACATCGAAGCCGCGCAGAATATTAGCCATCCGGTCCGGCCGTTTGGTCAGGATCTGGTATGTGTGGCGGCGTGTCTCGGCCATCGCTCGCCACACTTTTCGGATGAACTCCACCGGTACGTCTGGGTGAAATAGGTCGGACATCGAGTTGACGAATATATTCCGTGGCTTTGACCAAGTCGATGGCACAGAAAGCGCGCTCTCGTCGAGATAGAGGTCGCCCGTCCATTTCGCTCGACCGCCGCTCTTGCGCGTCAGGCCCCGGTACTTCTTGAGCCCCATGGCTTCAAGGCGCGCCGCCATACGCATCGCGTAGCAGTTGGTGCACCCCGCACTCATTATCGAGCAGCCGGCTACGGGATTCCAAGTTGCATCAGTCCATTCGATTGATGTTTCAGCCATAGGACGCTCCCCGACCTTCAGAGATAAGCGATAGTTGCGATTTGGTTAAAGATCGGTTGCGCGCCGCCAGTCTCTCTCAGGCCGATCTTGGGGCCGAAATCTACCACGCGGAGAATCTGCGGGCCAAGTCAATTTTGCGAAATAGCGATAATCGCAAATTTCTCTGTTGACTTATTTTGCGATAGTCGCGAATATCTCCTTCGTCAGCGAGACGCCGTGAACACACGACCGCGCCGGGAGATGAAACGATGGGCACGATGGTTACCCGATACAGGATTGAAGACGAGGTCGGCCGCGTCCTGACCAACGAATATTTCTTCTCTTACGAAGTCGACGACGCTCTGCAGTTTCGTTGCGAAGACGAGGCTCTCGAAGAAGCCGGCGCATTCCCCGGCACGACCGTCGAGCGCTTCGAACGCTATTCGACCTTCCCCGACTTGTTCGCCTCCGGACGCGGCTCGACCGAGAGGAACGCGGCATGAAAGCTCGTCGGGTGAAGCTCCACGACCTTTACCGGGAAGTCGAGGCTCTCGGCGGCGCAGACGAATGCGCCGACGATGAAGCGTACAACGACGCGATCGACGATGTGCTGGCGATCCTCCGAGCATCCGGCTTCGGAGAGGGTTTCTACGTCGATCAGCGCGAATACGAGAACCGCGCCCGCGTCTCTCGTGCAGTGCAGATGGAGGTAGCCCAATGAAGGACTGCCCCGCCTCCGAGTTCGGATGCACCTGCAACCGCTGCGCTGTCGATCGCGACGACGATCTTGAAGCGCTCAAGCAGTTCAACCGCGCAAGCTACTCACTCGCCATGTCCCTGATCTTCCTGGCTGCCGTCTTCGGCGTGCTTGCGGCCGGCTTTTGGAATGCCAACCGCGTTCAGGAACTCGTCGCCCACGAAAGGAACGTCTGATGGCCATGCTGGACCTTGACTACAACCTTCATCGCCAGACCGAGGCGGCAAAGTCGCTTCTGTCCAGCCTTCGCGACCAAGGTGTCGACGATGACGCCGAACTGGTCGCCGACGCGATCGAGGGCGAAACCAACCTCATCGAGGCTATCGAAGCCGCCGTCGCGCAGCTCGACGAGTGCGACGTCCTCATCACCGGCTTGAAAGCCAAGGAAGAGGAATTCGAGACCCGCCGCAAGTCGATCGAGCGACGCGCCGAGCGCGTTCGGGCTCTGATCGAACAGGCGATGCTCGCCACCGATCAAACCTGGCTAAAGCTGCCAACAGCCACCCTGTCGCTGACGAAGCGCGCGCCCGGCCTGATCGTCAACAGCGAAGCGGAGATCCCTTCCCGCTTCTTCGTCGAGCAGGAGCGTCCCGTGCCGAAGCTGGACAAGAAGGCCTTGGCCGCCGCGATCAAAGCTGGCGAGCAAGTGCCCGGCGCCAACCTCGACAACGGCAGCATCTCTCTTTCCGTCCGGAGGAAGTAATCCATGAACGCGATCACAAAATTCGACCTGTCGCCGCGCCAGATCGCGCTGGTTCAACAGACCGTCGCCAAAGACTGCAACGCCGAAGAGTTCAACCTCTTCATGGAGGTTGCAAGGGCAAAGGGCCTCGATCCCTTCCTTGGCCAGATCATTCCGATGGTCTTCTCCAAAAACAACGCCAACAAGCGGAAGATGACCATCATCATCAGCCGCGACGGCCAGCGCGTCATTGCGCAGCGCTGCGGCGATTATCGGCCGGCCAGCAAACCGGCCACGTATGAGCTCGACGCCACCCTCAAGAGCCCGCTCAACCCTCAAGGCGTCGTGTCCGCCACCGTCTATCTCTGGAAGCAGGATCCAAAGTCTGGCGAATGGTACGAGGTCGCCGGCCAATCGTATTGGGAAGAGTTCGCCCCGATCAAAGACGAATGGGCGGAGAACGAAAAGACCGGCAAAAACTACAAGACCGGCAAGCAGACGCTCGACGATTCCGGCAACTGGTGCCGGATGCCCCGCCTCATGATCGCCAAGTGCGCCGAGATGCAGGCATTGCGCGCCGGCTGGCCCGAGCAGTTCACCGGCCTCTATGACGAAGCGGAACTGGATCGGGCGAAGATCATCGACCTGACCGCGTCCGAGATTGTCGAGCACGAGCGCGAGGAAAACCGCCTCAAAGCCGTCGGCGCCTCCAATTCCATCACGATCACCTGGGGCGACAATTGGGCGCTTGAGAATGTTCCCGTCGGCGAATTCTTCGACCGGGCTTGTGAGTTCATCGAAAAGGAGCCGCCGGCAAAGGTAGCGAAATGGCGAGACGCTAATCGCGAGCCGCTGAAAATGTTCTGGTCGAAGCATCCTGGCGATGCGCTCGAATTGAAGAAGCGGCTCGAGGCGGCGATCGCGAGACCGGCGCAGAAGAGTGCTTCCGATGCCGAGCTCCGCAACCATCCGCTGATGGCTGGCTGACATGAGCGGCCCGGTCCTTTTGCAGTGGGATGGCGAGGCCTTCCAGCCGGCAAACCGGCATTGGGCCCGCGAGTGCGACAAGCGTTTCGTCGTCGGCGAGTTCTACACGCTCGCCGAGCACAACGACCGCAGCATGAATTCGCACCGGCACTTTTTCGCCGCGGTCAGTGACGCCCGGCGCAATCTGCCGGAACAGTATTCCGGCCTGCCCTTCGCCGAGTCTGCCGAGCACCTGCGCGCCTATGCGCTGATCCGGACCGGCTACTGCGATGCTCATACGATCGTCTGCAGCACGAAGGCGGAAGCAATGCGGCTCGCCGCCTTCATCCGCCCAATCGACGCGTTCTCCGTTGTCGACGTGAAAGAGGCGACCGTCACGCGGTACGTCGCCAAGAGCCAGTCCATGAAGGCCATGGGCAAGCAGGATTTTCAGGAAAGCAAAACGGCCGTTCTCGACTTCCTCGACGATCTAATCGGAGTCGAGCGCGGCACCACGCAACGAAACGCGGGAGCCGCAGCATGAGCGTCTCAGACTTGATCCTTAGTCACCTTCGGCGGGACCCGGCCAGTGTGATGAACGGGGTTGTCCTTGCCAGCACCTTCCGTCGGGTTCTCCCGCTTTTCGGACTGGCCGCTTCGCGCCGGCGGCACATCGGCGCCCTCGCTACCAGACTCGTCCGCCTGGTCTGGCAATGGCACCGGTTCGAAGTCCATATCCGGAGGCGTCGTCGTCTGCCGGTTCTTGTGGTCTTTGGGATCCATCATGGTCGGAGTCCTTTCGCATCGCAGTTTCAACCAACCGCGTTCAGTAAGGTTCCACTCAACGGGGGGACCGCGTGATGGCCTACCGCATCGCCAACTCCGTTCGTCCCGATCCGACACCAAAGCGGAAGCCGACGAAGAGCAAGGATTATCTCGCGTTCGTGCACGAGCTGCCCTGCTGCGTCTCCGGCCGGTACGGCGTCGAGGCTGCGCACCTGTCGTTCGCGGCGCCTCGCTATGGCCACTACGGCCGCGGCAAAGGCAGCAAGGTTTCCGATCGCTGGGTTCTGCCTCTGCATCCGGACGAGCACCGCCGCCAGCACAGCATGAATGAGGAGCGCTTCTGGCGCGCCGCCCGGATCAACCCGCACGTCCTGGCGCTGACCATTCACGGCCTCTGGTCCGATATGGGCGAGGACGCGGCGCCGTTCGCAACCGCCATCATCAATCAGACGCTTGCCGACGCTGGCGCGCTCCGGTCGAGGGACGAGGTATGAGCCTTCCCTACTCCAACAGCACGTCCGGCCGATCGGCAATGGACGATATCCGCAAGACCATTCAGGCTTTCGGTTGCTCCAAGTGCGCTCCGATGGAAGATTTCGCCAAGGGCAAAGTCATCATCCAGTTCGAATATCGCGGAAGGATGGTGCAGGTCAGTGCCAGCGCCAAGGGATACGCCGCCGCCTGGCTGAAGGAAAACCCGTATTCTAGCCGGATGCGGATGACGAAGGTCGAGCACGAGCGCCGCGCCCTTGAGAAAGGGCAGATTGCGGTCTGGTCAATCCTCCGCGACTGGATCAAAGGCCAGTTGACGGCCGTCGAGACCGGTATTTTATCTTTCGATGCGGCGTTCCTGGGCCAGATCCTACTTCCGACCGGCGAGACGGTTCACGACCGCATTGCATCGCAAGGCCTTCTGGCCGCACCGGACGAGAAGAAGCCATGATCCCCGACCTCACCAACGCCAGCGCCGAAACGCGCGAATACTACGCCCTTTCCGAGGAGATCCGCACGGCAGCAAAGGCTATAGCCGGTCCGCCTCGGCCGATGACCCACATCGAAGTCCTCTTGGCGATCGGGACGGCGATTGCAAATGAGCGGAAAGCGGCGAAGAGAGGCGAAAGATGAGAGAACGTCGCCAATCCCTCGTTCCCCCCGGCAGTTGGCCACCTCGCATGTCCGCTGACATGGCTGCCGGGTATTGCGGGGAAAAGCATGTCGAAGATTTCCTCGAGCGCGTCGGAACGACCTATCCGAACCCGCGCATCGTTGACAGCACGCGACGGAAGTTCTGGTATCGTGAGGACCTGGACCGGGCGATGAACCTCGGCACATCGACGATGTCCTCAGGATTGGGAGCGAAGTTCCGTGAAAAGATCAGGGAAAAGCGGAACGGTGGAACTGCCTAAGCACGTGCACCGCGTCATCAAGCGACGCGCCAACGGTTCGCAAACCGTCTACACCTTCTATACCAGGTTCCGGAACACCAAGGAGGCGTGGCCGTCGATCGCCCTTCCGGAACCGCTTGAGAAGGAGTTCTCCGAACGCCTGTCGATCTGTGAAGCCATGGCCCGCGATGAGAAGGGCTTTCTGCTGGACGGCAAGCGGCTACCGGACCTGAAGAGCAAAGAGTTTTGGCCCGAGGCCACGAAGGCGCACGAAGCATTCATCCGCCGCGGCCGCCAAGGCATTAAGGACTTCAAGGCGCTCGTCGAAGCCTTCCAGAGCGAGACCAACCCCTTCTGGACCAAGCTGGCGGCTTCCACCCAGCGCGGCTACCGAACCTCTGGCGACATCATCAAGGAGACATGGGGAGACGACCTTCCCGTCGACTTGACGACGGTCGACGCGCAGGACGCGATAGACGCCCTAGGCGAGACACCGGCGAAAGCAAACCAGTTCAGAGCCTTCCTGTCCCGCCTGATGGCGTGGGGCGCCTCCCGCGGCTACTGCAAGACCAACGTCGTGGAGATGACGGAAAAGATACCTGGCGGAGAACCGTGGGTGCCGTGGCCGAACTGGGCTTTTGAGATCCTGCTGGAGCACGCACCGTTTCACATGCAGATGATCGCCATGTCGGCATTCTTTACCGGGCAGCGCCAGGGCGACGTGCTGGCTATGACGAAGCCGAAGGCCGGCGAGAACACGATCGCCGTCCGTGCGCAGAAGACGGGAAACACGGTTTGGATTCCGATCCACTTCGCCTATCAGAAATGGATCGATCGCGTTCCAACGTCCGATAGCGTGATGCTGCACGCCGGCGCTCGCGCCACGTCATACAAGAGCCCCGACGGTTTTCGGACCGAATGGCAGAAGCTCATGGCGAAGGACGCGTTCAAGCCATTCCGCGAAAACCGCATCGTCTTCCATGGTCTGCGCAAGAACGCTGTGATCAACCTGCTGGAGGTTGGCTGCACCGAGAACCAAGTCGGAGCGATCTGCAACATGTCAGCGCAGATGGTGCAGCACTACGGCCGAGAGGTGGCTTTGAGGAGCCTCGCGAAGGACGCGATGAAGCTCATGGAAGCACGCTGGAGCGAGATCGAGCCGGCCGCTTTCAGGAACAAGAACAGAACGTGA